GTGGCTCTTACCGCTTCTCCCATTGGAGTTCAGTAAGAGACCCGGATCCCGCTATTCTAAATAAATAGAAGGTATCATCGGGTTTGGCATTAGTTCATCACTAACGCCATAAATAGAGGAATATTGATTTATTAAGTCAACACCTCTCAGATCTTGATTTAGCTTTAACTTATCAAGTTCAATCTTTAACACCTCAGCCATAAGCTTAGGCGGTAAAGAGGCTCGTCCCGAAAGGGCGTGGCCTTCAACCTTGAATTTAAATTTGTTTTCAAGGTGTAACATAGCCTTCCGAACTTCGGGAGACAATGTTAACAGGAATCCTTCCCTAGAATTAATAAAATAATTCTTAGGCAAGTTGTCCTTAACAGTAGGATCAATTACTTGTCCTATTGACCTAGGCTCATCAACATTGTTGATGAGGTCTTGGACCCACTCAAAGAATAAAATTCTAGAGGTGGTATAACGATAATCTATATTATTTATAGACTCGTCAATATCTCGAACAAATCGAGAATATTGTACTTCAATAGGAGGAGATTTCTTCTTACCTAATAGAAGGTACAAGTCCTGGGAACCAGTACAGAGTCTAAACAAAGACTCCATCTGGCCAGGTGATCCATCGTAGGTACTTAACCTATCGATAATCTTTTCAATTAATAAAAATATTGAAAATACTACCCAAAGCATTAGTGTATCTAATATCATTAGTGCAGTAGTTGATTGACATCTATATAATGAGTCAATAAACCAATCTGGTCGATCTTCATAGAAAGACCATAACGGTATATCAGAAATCTTTAAAATAGTTCTGATAGGATCTTTGAGCCTTTTGGCAATCAAAGATGATATGTATACAGCAATAGCATTGCTGTAATCATCAAAAGTTATCTCACCAAATTTGAGAATTTGTGAAGATAATCTAGGTTCTTTCCAGAGTTCATCTGATAAAGGACTTTCTGAATATAGAATATCAGTTATTTTATTACTGAAATCTAATTCACAGTAACCAGCGTCTATAATAGAAACTGGTAAACGGGGAGAAACTGCACAAGCAAGTGCTTTCTCAGGCTGATATGTCAAATCAGCTAGTTGAGTTAATTTCTTACAATCTAATGTATAGAAATTTCTCGAGAAAACCTTATTCACCACACTAGTGAAGTGAATAGGTTCACCAAAGAATTCAAATAATTCTTTTGGTCT